TTGCAAAACCGCAAAAACTCAATGCCGATCTGCATCGGCGCCGGTTTGGTGATCGCCGCGCCAATGCTGGCATCCATCTGCGCCTTAATCGCGGGCGGCTGCTGGGTCAGATCGATCAGCCTCTCGTTCTGGCGAAATTGATCTTGAACAAGAACCGTTTCGACCAAGCGTTCGCCCGTGGGGGCGACACCCACCAGCTTGTCCCACGTCTGCTGCATCAGATTATTCCAGTCATAGCCCTGATCCGCACGATCCTCCCAGGCGGCGCGGATCGAACAGGTCTTGCCTTCATAGCGCACTCCCGGAAACGCCGCGAAAATGGAATCCCCCGTGTCGCCTCGGATCAATTTGATGAACAACGCTTTCCGCCACCACGCGGTTTCCGGAATGAAATCCCGCATCGGCTTGCCGACTTTGATCTTGCCGTCCTTTGGATTGACACTGAACTCTAGGGTGCGGCCCTTCTCATCGGTGATCGCCTCGGGGCCGATGAGCCGCTGATTGATTGCATCATAGATGCGGATATGGGGTCCGAGTAACTGCACGAAATCGGAATCGCCGGAAACAATCACGTGATCATCGTCCGGGTGCTGCCAGACCCAGCGGGCGACGAAATCATCACCCTCGATATCCGGTGCGCACAGCACGGTGCAGCGGGTGGAATCGGTCAAGTAGGTCACAAGCTCTTGTAGCGCACCAAAGAACATTTGATCCTCGGCCTGGATGGTCGGCGGGGCCTCGATGCGGGTCAGTTTACGCCGCGCTTTGTAGCCGGGATAAACGCCATAGCGCCAACTGCTCTGATCCACCGCAAACACAATATGGTCGGTGCCTAGGGTTCGCGTGATCGTCCGCAGGCTGCGAAACAAAATCAGCAGCGCCATGCCGACTTTGCCGCGCGTATCGGTCATCGCCGCGTGTCTGGCACGATGGAACAAATTCGAAAGGTCTACCACCGCATACTTCATCGCTGCGCCATCTCGGTCTGGACATGGCTGCGGCAAACATCGGCGAACCAGTCATCAACAATCTGTTCGTCGGTGTGGCCAATATAACCGTTGATCCGCAGGAACTCGATCCACTGCGCATTCCAGTCAAATTCAAAATACACGCCGTTAATGCCCTCCTTTGGATTGAAGCTCGCATTGATCACGTTGACCCAGGGTTCATTGCGCAGCGTCGCCCCTTGCTTCTCAAACTCCGGGCGCGTGATCCGCTGAAACTTGAGGTCGATGTCCAACTTCCCGAGCGCGAAAGCCAGATTATCCTCAGGACTGGCGGTGCGCTTGTAAAGTTTCTGCACTGCTGCATCATAGGCAGAGAGCTTGCCAAATTCACAGTCGAGATCGATCAGCGCATCTTGCAGATCGAGGCCGGTGTGCTCCACCCCGAGAAGCTGCCGACGACATTCCAGGCTGTCGATCGTCTCGTACCGATAGGCGATTTCGATCATCGTGCGGCGATATTCGCGGGATTCCGGCATAAAGCGAACTCCGGCTAACCGTTCATCTCGCTCCTGGCCCTGATAGAGATAATTGATTTCAGCCTCGGCAAAGGCCGAGCCATGCAACCCCCACGCAGCGGGGAGAAACCGAAAGGCGATCAACTTTTTAGCCATGTACTTTCCCATACGTAATCAACCATATATCCGGCGGACAAAGGCGCGTTGGGCACCGGGATCAACCGGTGCCCAAGTAATTACATTTCCTTCGCGCGCATGAAGTAGTCGTAGGTCGCCAACTCGGTTTCCACCGAGACGCCTGCGATGCCCTTGTTGGAGAACCGCACCTTGACTGGCGCACTCCCGGCATTCTTCAAGGCGGTCAGCAGATGACTGGTATTGAACACCACCTTCGGCGCGGCATATTTGGAATCAATGCCGGTTGCAAACGCGATGGTGGCGGTATGGCTGCCTGCCACGCCGGACGCTCCGGAGGCCGACCCGATGGTCAAAAACATCGTGCCGTTCTCGATCTTCACACCGAAATTGTTATCAACGGCCGACAGCAATTGGGCGTGTGCCGTGAATTCGGCAATCTTGGCACGGGTTGGCGCCACTTCGATATCCCAAGGAATGGTGGCGATCTGTGCTTGATCGCCGACCAAACGCGGCGCCATGGTTTTGTAGCTCGTCGTTGACCCATGCTCATCCCGAAAGACGAATTGACTGACGTAATCCCCCACACTGCCATCCGCGTGATGTACTGTCAGGGTCGCATTCGGCGCCTTGTATGACGGAAAATTCAGCAAGCCACTGAGGATCGCCAGATCGCCCATGCCAAAATCGCCATCCGAAAATTCCTCGATGGGCTCTTTCATCAAGCCCACCACGAACAACACCTTATCCTTGTTGCCCTCGATTTTGGTGGAACTCGGGGTGCCGGTGATCCGGACCTTATCGAACGAGCCACCCACCTGTTTCAACATATCCGCAAGCTTTAAGCGCATGAAATACCTTCTCAGATAAAAGTCAAGTTACCGCTGGATGTGGTAATAAAACAATTTAGAACGCGAAGAACTCGCCTCCGCTGGTTGTCTTGGTTTCCGACAAATCCCACCGCAGGACGCCGACCAGATTGGTCAGTTTCGCGTCGATCACGGTGTCTTCCATGGCTGCGTGATCAAAGGGCAGATCGCGAAACCAAGCCGGTAGGTGGGGTTCGTCTACCGGGTATGCAATAGAGGTCATGCCCAGACTGTTCGATTTTAATTTACAGACGACAATACGCGCCGAATCAGTAATCGCCGCGACATGCCAGTCTTGATGCATCTCGCGCAGCTTGTTCCAGTTCAGCGAGGCCCGCACATGGCCCGGCACCGGCTTGTCCTTCGGCCGCTTGCGCTCCCCCATGCCCAGCTTGATGCCGCCGTCCAGCATGGCTCCAAACGCCGCCAAATTAGCCACCCGCTTGGGGCTGCCCTTCTCCCATCCCGGCCGTTCTTTGAACGCTCCCCGGAAGACGCGGATTGCCTCGTACATCGCGGTTTGATCCACGCCGGTCAAAATTTGCATCAATAGGTCTTCGAGAAACACCTGCATAAACTTTGGCGTATCGGCGCGTTTCATCTCTAAACCGGTCGGTTTCAAGGTGCCCGGTTTGCCGCCAGTGTCGAACCGCTCGCCCTCTTTGTCGATGACTAGCACGGCATATTTCTTCTTCTTGATGAACAGACCGCGCGACGCAACCAATTCACGACCGGCCCGAATAATCGATCCGCGTTCGTGGCCGGTGTTGAATGTGCGTTGCATGAAATCGGAAAAGGTCTTGTTGGCTTCATCACAAACCAAATCGGCCAGGGCGATCACATTGTCTGCGGTCCAGGCGAAGCCGATATGATTTGAATCGTTCTTCAAACTCTCGTAAGCCGAGAAGTAGCATGAGTCCGTGTCCGCATATATGATCGGTCCGCCGCAATGAGCATACGTGCCAGTGATCGTCTGATTGATCGTGGCATTCATGTGTCTGACGATGACCCGGCCACACAACGTCGTAGATTGGCCCATACGCGGATCGCTAAATCGACAATGCGGATTGAGTAACGCCCCGTATAACGCGTTCAATCTGATCTTCGAAGCATACTGAAGAAAATGATAGTGTTGGCTTTGCGCCAGATAGCTTGCCTTCGCCTCGGCACTGTCGGCAGTTTCGGCTTTTGCTTTAAACTCCTTGGACAATTTCTGCTGGACCTTGCGCTCAGCGTACCATTTTGCCAGCAGCGTCGGGATCATCCCCTCGACATCGGTCCGAAACAAGGTCCCATTGGCAGTGACACAGACATGGCTGGCTGGGTCGAAGACATAGGCATAAAGTTCCCGGCCGGTCATTTGCACCGTGTGCACACCATCCGTAACCAGATCGAAGAAATCGATCGTCATCACCGCTTCATCCCTGGCATGCATGTGGGATACTTCCAAGGTCTCGAAAATGCCTTCCCAGGCTTCCGCCCGCTTATTGGCGGGAAGTTTCGCGGTCCGCTCCTGTATAAGCGCCATGGTTTCGATCGGCTGGATTTGCCCGAACAGCGTTTCTGGGGACATATTCAATGCCCGAATGGCCGATGGGTATAGACTGTTAATATCCGCACAGGCAAGCCATGCATGCAGGCCCACAACAGGCTGTGCAACGTAAGCCCCGACCACGGGTGAGCGTTCTTCTTCATCATCTTCGTCATCCTCATCAGCAGGCGCTGTTTCCTCACTGGCTGAACGATCTTCGGATGGCTTGCGATCAGGCACCACCCGACCCATTGAACGCATTTCGTTAATGATCGCCTGATCCACCAGGGTCACGGTACCCATGGTGGTTTTGAACAAAACGCAGTTGGCATGGGCGATTTGATTGGCCAATTCGATGAACTTCTTCTTCTCATCAATCTTGACCATCAACATAACGTCTTGCCGATTATACTCAATAAATCGCTGAAAATCCTTTTTGTACAAATCGTCCAAGGTGCCTTCATACGCGGTTTTGCGCTCGCCCACCTCGGCTTCACCGATGGCATTCAAGGCATAGGATTGTTTCTGCTCAGTCGCGTGTTTACGATACAATTCAAGATAGTCCAAATGCACCCGACCAACCAATTCATAACTCTTGATCGTCTTTTTGAACTTGTTTTGATACACATGATCCTGCGGCAATTCATCCCACAAGCAAAGGCGTCGCGTGGCGTCACGATCAATGACGCGCCGAATTCGATTGACCAGATACGGCACATCGTATTCCGACGAGTTCCATCCCACGAGACACGAGACGTTCTCGATTGCGTCAAGAAACGCTTCCAGCATCTTGCGCTCATCGAAAAACAACTGCGTATCGGTAAATGCCTGGGCGATCACTTGCCCGGTTTCGGCATCGACAGTCGGCGGACAGAGCACGAAGCTCAGGAGCTTGCGGTCGGCCGAGCGATAGAGCGAGATCGCGGTCACCGCGTTAAATGGATTCTCGGTTGGCGCGAAGCCACGCTCGGTATGGTAATCGGCTTCAATATCGAAAAACCCGACATTCAGCAGCGGGATGGCAGCATCCTTGAAGTGTTCCGCCAGATAGCGAAACACCGGATTGATATCGGACTCGAATATCCGCCGTTTCTCGGCCCGCTTCTCCGCCAACTTGGTGCGGAATACGTGGCTGCTGGGGCACGTCAACTTCTTGCAGGGATGCCCATAGATCGACCGGTGCGAGCCGTTGGCGTCCTCATAATAGAACACGTAGGACGCCGGGACGTCCTGATAAATCCGGCTGTAGTTATCGGCTAAAACCAGTCGAATACGATCGTTCCGACGATCGAGCAATGCATCAATATACATGCAGTTCCTAAAAAAGCTAGGCGGCCACCTCAATTTCCATATGTAGGCAGCCGCGTGTCGATCACGACCACGTTTGGGACCGTGCCACCAGAGGCCCCCAGATGACCCGTGAGGTCGCTTGGCTGAAATGGCTAGGGGGGTGGCTTAAAACCGTTTAGCGGCCTGGGCGATGCCTCCCACGGCCCTAGCAGGCCATCTGGGGGCCATGCCACACCTATCAGCCGCCGCTGTCTCGTTTTATCGGTGCGGTTTGCCCGGCAACCGAACCTCAGGCGGCAACTTGTTCGATTTTTTCGGCATCCCGGTATCCCAGAGACGATCGGGACATGAGATCGTCATACGAACAGCCGAGCAGTTTCGCGATGAGCGGCAGCTTGCTGACGGTCGGATAACTGACCCCGCTACGCCACTTCGCAACGGCCCCCACGCTCACGCCTAACGATTTCGCCACCTCATGGTTCTCAATGTTATAGAGAACCATATAGGCCCCGAAATTGCTGGTGAATGCTTCGACCCATTTCGGTCGGCGTTTAGCCAGCAACACCAACCGTTTACTCTGTGCTGGCGCATGGATATCGGGCGGGATAAACACCTGATGCGGCGTGATCACGGCACCCTCTAAGATACCCAGTTTGAACAGATCAACTGCGCGCGCATAGGGGATCGCCTCCCGCTTGGCCCAACGCGGCAAGGACAGCATCGGATCGGCCGGATGGACCAGGATGAATTCGCTGCGGGGGCATTTGAATATCTGCACCAACAGGGTTAGCTTCTCTTCGGTCGGCACCGTCCCGCCGTGCCGGTAGTTCCAGATCATCTGGCGGGACACCCCGAGATTGCGGCCGAGCGCGGCATTGCTGTAACCAGACCGCGTCATCAGCCGGTCCAAATTCGCAGCAAAAATGTCCTTATCAATGTCGATCAAGTCACTGCGGGTGCATTTGAATATCTGCATCAGCGACAATAATGTCGCTTCGGTTGGCACTGTCTCGCCATGCCGATAGTTCCGCATCATCTGACGGGACACCCCGAGATGGCGGCCGAGCGCGGCATTAGTATATCGGAACCGCCTCATCAACCGGTTCAAATTCGCAGCAAAAATATCCTTATGAACATCGACCAAGTGGCAACCCTCCTTGCCGTATCGTAGCGTGTTTACCGGCTTTGTCAAGCACTTTCGGAAGGCGGTTACATGATCGCATCATCAACCCCAGCGGCCAAACTTTTGGCCAGACTGATGAGTTGATAATGGAGCATTTCAAGCTGTTTGAACAAGGCGGTAAACTTGTTGCGGATATTCAAGACATGGCTGCGCAGCAGTCTTAGCGCGATGACCGCCGCATCAGCGTCCACATATTTTTCCACCGTGGTGATCGCCAGAGTGCGTTCGTAATGCTCCAGATAGTGACGGCGGCGTAATCCGCGCACCTCGGTATCACGAATCTCCAGATAACCGATTATGTCATTGATCTCCTCCAACTGCCCGTAACGGTAGCCGACGATCCCCGGCAAACGCTTTTGCCACTCGGTGACGCGGGTGCCGCGCATCGCCGCCAGATCGATCTCGGCCACCGCCTCGGCATATTGCTGCTCGAACGCCTCGCAGGCATCCAGGATGACATCATCGCCGCCATCCTGCGCCTGAATGATCCGCCGATACCATGAGATCACAATTCCTCCTGTTCATCATCGTCCTCATCGGGGAATACTTGGCCGAACGCCGCCGCTAAACTAGGGTCCTCATCGACAATACTCGAAATTTCTTCGGCTTCGAAGCCAAAATCGACAAAAGCATAAAGAATATCTTCGGCAATCGCCGCACGTTTGTTGTGCGGCACGTGATCGCGTGCCGCCTCCCATACCGCTAAAACCAGTTGTGCTTCACTCGTCATAATGCATCCTAAATTCAGGCCTGAACGCACCGCCCGCTCAGGCCGAGGCTATGTATGTCCCCGGCCCGGTTTAGTCTTCATCGATACTCTCTTCTGCGGGCACCACGACGGCCTGCGCCACTTTGGCATCCGACCATTCATCCATTACCATGCTGAGGAATTCCGGCGTCATGTGTTTTCGGAACAGCTTATGTTCGGCCCCGTCATTGCTGATGTATTTGTAACGATTACCCTCCTTGGTGAACACCGTTTTTTCGAACAGGTCAAACAAACCGGAAAACCGATCCATGCCTTTTGAATAGGGGATCAACACTTCGACGGATTCAAACGGCTTGGCATAACGGGTTTTCACACATTTGATCTTCGCCCGAATCCCGGCGACCGTTGAAATCTTGTTACCGGCCTCATCCTCGCGCAACTTCAATTTGTTCATGCTGACGATAATCGAAGCGGCAAACAAAAACCCGGAGCCGCCGCTGATCACGTCATCCCGGTCATACATGTCTTGGCTCTTATAGGTATGGTTCGTCGCCACTAAGCCGATTTGGAAGCCCGCGAACAGTCGGATACAGTTCGCCACCAGCATTTTGAGCATCTTGGGCTTTAACCCCTTGTCGCCTTTCATCTCGCCACGTTCGAACTGCTCAATATCATTGTCGGTCTCGACCA